CAGATATTTGATTGATATCAACATCTGCTGAATCACCTGTTAAAGTGAATTCTAGGTTTTGTTCACCATCATTTTGCAATGTATTAATATTGTTACTATCACCAGTAATTTCAAAATCCCAAATGTTATCGTCTGATTCCCAGTCGATATCAAAGACATTTGAATTACCAATTAAGATTAAATCTGCATTCAATCTTTCTGCACTTGCCGCAGCACCTTGATCGATATCAAAGGTGTTTGAATCACCTGTGACGTCAAAGTTAATGTTTCCATCGTCTGCACTGCCTGTGTCTCCGATATTCCAATCTATTTCGTTTGAATCACCTGTAAAGTCTAGCTTATAGTATGAACTATCTGCTACAACCGGACCAAATAAAACGTTTTGATTACCAGCGAAATCCAAATCAAACTCTAATGTTGTACCTGTAATTGACATTACAGAACCTGACCCACTTGAAAAATCGTCTCCACCAATTTTGTTTCCAAAACCGATTTGATCTACATATAATTTAAGTGTATCACCCGTTTGAGTTATTTTAATTTCGTTATCATCAGTGGCTTGTGCGAAAACAAAAGATGTCGACAATAGTACTACTATACTTAAAAGTTTATTCATTTTCGTTTACCTCTTCTTTAATTACCCAAAACCCTCTTTCGTGGCCTTGGTATACTAGTTCCAACACTGCAGCTTCAATGGCTGTTCGTGTTGCGTATGTCACTGACTCATTATTACCCACACCGTCCTCATATTCTACGAGAGTAGTACTTTGATCGACGAATCGAAAAATATCACCACTTCCACCATAACCAAGAATAGTTTTCTTAGCTTGGACGTTCAATAATACTTCACCTGTTAAAACTGAAACAGCTCTAACAGATACGGTTACGACATCTTGTGAATATCGCTTACTTTTACCAATACCCAGTAATCGTGCGCCCCGACCACCTGTTTTTATATTAGTATCATAGCCAATAATTCCACCTTCTATTATCATTCCTGCAAATAGGAGTGGATTTAATGGTCGCGGACCACCGTCGCCCGCAAATTCTTGCCTTGCACTTCGTATAATCTGTCTTTCTCGTACTAGATTATCGATTCCTTGTCTTTCTACAACTCTAAACCATTTACCATCAGCTGCAGTTTTTAGAGCATCAATTAATAACTCTGTTCCACCTTGAGTTGTTGCTGTAGAGAAATCTGCAATACCATCTCTCTCTTTTCTTTGTCCTGTTTTATCTTGGAAGCCATACACTGCTACGACAGGCATTTCGTCCGCAGGTGGTAAATTTAATAAATCAATATATGATGGTAATCTGATAGCTTCAGGTTCTTCTACACATACATGATGTTTTCTTTGTGTGTTCTTTACTAAAAATTTAGCAGAATTTTTTGATGCAGTCCATGCATCTACTACTTCTTCGTATTCTATTTCTTTACACTCTTGTGGAGTTTCTGACCATACTGGAGTTGCTGATTCATTCATCACTCCAAGTATTAATAATAAACCTAGTAATACTTCCATCAGCCAACGTCCGGGTCTTGACCAAAGTTACCTGACCCAATTGGTATTTCTATTACTGTAGTTGTACCATCTTCAGCGACAATAGTCATTTGTATATATTCTGTGCCATCTTCATTTGTAATAACTTCATAAGTAACAGTATTACCTTCAAGTACAAATGATCCAAACCTTACGGAGTTATCATTACTAAACATTGACTCAACTAATTGTTTTGATAGCTGAGCATATATTCTGCTCTCTAGGTTTCTTATAAACTTTGCCATCGTAGTATTCTCTTCTGCTCTTTCAGCCGCTTTACGCGCAGCTTCCATAGCATCTTGGATTGCTTTCTTTCTACTATGCTCTTGGTTTTCGATTGTTAAATAGTGGGCTCCAGTTCCTTGGCCACTAAATGATGGGTTTTTAAATTTAAACACTTCATCGGCTTGTAAAGGATTACTTATTGCCATTACTGATATCAGAAAAATACTACTAAGTACAGTGATTTCTACTCTATCCATTATCTCCTCCTGTGTTATTCTTCTTCTTTTCATTTTCTTTATATTCTAAAACTACATTTACTTTTTGTTGTAAACGTATTAAGTCTTGGTCCAACATTCGCATTTGGTCTATCACTTTAATTAATTGGAAGTGCATTCTTTCAATCTCAGGATCTATTTTTTCGTTTATAAAATTATAAACAAAATAAACAAAATATCCAAGTCCTACAACCATCACTACAGGAAATCCATAATCCTGTATTAGTGTCGCTATACCACCCAGCTCTTCGATTGCCTCGACTGCTTCTACTTCCATACTAATCTCTTCTCACATCAAGCTTACCGTCTTCGATAAAATTTTCCGCTCTAGCGACTCTATCGATATCAGGTCTTAGCTCTAATGCACTACTTACTAGCATATCAATTTTAATCATTTCATTGCTCATAGTTCTTGCTCTATTCTCTAGAGCTTCACAGAACATAGTGAGTGTTTTGATGTCATCTATTATTCCTTCCATTATCTGTTTAATAATGATAAAGATAAAGACAGCCATCGCGATTCCACCTGCTATAGGTAGGCCCACGTCACTAATTAAATTGAATACTTCTTCCATAATATAGTTTATTTATAATATTTTAGAAGTTAAATGCTTTATATATTGAAATTAACTGATATACCACAACCACAGGACGTGGTTTCTTTATCGTTAATGAATTTGAAAAACTCATTCAGTCCCTCTTTGACATAATCTATAGTCATGCCATCTAGATAAGGAACTGAATTGTGATCAATTAAGAATTTGAATTTACCATAGTCTAGAACTATGTCGTAATCAGCTTTATCATTAGCAGTATCAAAGATATACTCAAAACCAGCGCAACCTCCGCCTGTGACCCCAATCCGTATATAACTAAATTGTTCTTGGGCTTGCTTTTGAACCAGTTTTTGTATCGCTTCATCTGTTAATTCTAGCTGCATTTTACTATCTTTCTAATTCTACCAGTCTCCATACGTTTTGTATACGAGAACTTTTCATAAATTTATGAAATGCTTTAAATAACATTGTTCCCTCCTTTATAGGAAGACAATGGATGTATTGGAATTAATTAGTATATGCTATTGCTACTGCTTTTATACCAGACACACCAGACTCTACTTCTAAAGTATGCTCTGTGTTCTTTTCTAAAATTACATCAGTTTTAGTTTTAACAGTAATAGTACCAACAGTATCAGAACCACTTTTCACGGTTACTAATTTATCTGCTGCATTACCATTATATACTCTAATAACTTTTTGCAATCCTAAGTTAGATGCAGTATTGCTTAAAGCTACTTCTGTTCCAACTAATTTTAATTGTTTTGCCATTTTAAATTACCTTATTTTTTAATTGTTTTTCTTGGTCTTCCTCTCTTGGCTGGAGCTTTCTTTGCAACTGTTTTTTTCTTAACAGCTACTTTCTTTTTAACGGGAGCTTTTCTTTTCTTAGGTGTTTTACCATCCTTATAAGCTTCGTTAACAGAAGGAGTTGCTTTATCATCTTTTACAAAATGACCTTTTGCATTCCTTGCTCTTACGCCAGAGGCAGGTTTAAAGTGGTCGTATATAGCATATAAAAATGCTCCACCAATTATAACCCCAATCAATATAGATCCAATATCCATAATATCCTCCATTATATTTTATTATATTTATAATACTCGATAAACTCATTCCACTGAAAATAATCTTTCCTTATGTGGCACCAAAATCGGCCTTTTATATTTTCTCGAGTCTCTCCATTAGCCTTTCGGCTCTGTTTGTCACTTGCTTGTGCCATTTAGAATCTCTGCCTTCTACAGCAGCCTCCTTCCAATCACCACATTGCAGCGCTGCGTTATGGCGTTTGAATTTACTCAAGCGCGTGAGTCCCATATTAAACATCATGTTTGCGACAATCTGTTTTACCTCTTCAGGGTAACCGTCCCAACCATCATGTAGTTTTTGACAGTCTTTTATAACTGTCAGAACATCGTTTTCAAAACACTCATCAACTCTATCTTCTGAAACAGAAGTACCTACGGCTTGTCCAAATTCTGGGTCGCTTTCTAAAACGAGATGTCCAATACCAAATGTTGGATACCCCAGGTGGTCGTTATATATTTCGTATACAACTCCTTCGTCGATTTTAAGTGTTTCTTTTAATTTATTTATATCCATGTGTTAGTTCCTTTGATTATTTATACCCTATTAATTTCTTTCCAAAACACCTTACCTAATATTGATGATTCATGAGATGCTACCCAAGTTTGATACGCAGCTTGAAAAGCCATTTCGTTTTCTTGTATATGAGGCTCTTCATGTGTTGCTTTTGTTCTTTCCGCTGTAGGTATAGGATATGTAGTTGACTTTGTTTTTATTAAATTCTCTTCAGTAACTGTAGGAACAATATGTTCTTCTGTATTACCATCAGCATCA